ACCCTTGTACATCCGACAGACTTGCCCCAATTTTCAATATGAGGCCGCATCTTCTTCAATTCATCGAGATCACCACCAGCAAGAAAAAAGTGCAAATCCTTTAGCTGCGGATAAACAATCACCTCTGTCACCACTGCTGAAATCTGACCTGGCCACAATTGATACCGATTTGACAGAATCCCCGCAGCAATATCGTCTAGTGTATGTGTCCCACCGCTGTATTCTAAAGCCGCCTCAATCCATTGGCGACACCGGTTGATCTCATAAATTCGGTCTGTCATCGTTTTCCAGAAGCCACAGCATCGAGCCTGATCACCCCAACACGCCAATCAGCCAAAACCGCACCAGTCACCTTGACATTGACTTGGCGCCCAGAAAACCTGACAGAAGTTGGGTTTGCTGCCGTGTATGGTCCAAATGTCGATTGCGCACCAGTTGGGTAATTTCGGGTTTTGAATGACACCACCGCCTCACCCAAGGTCTGCTCATCTGGAATGATTTCACGCACAGACATCACACTGTCGCCATTGCCAATTTGCACTGGGCCAGACTCAGCGTAGATGCTGGCGCTGTCATAAGCAAAACCCACCTCATGGTCATAGAGATAGCCATCAGCCGAAACCATCAAGGGATTGGTAAACACGCCAGCATCAGTGCCAGCTGTTCTGCCTAATGTGCCGATGTTCCAATGGTTTTCTCTGTAGTTATAGGTGACATAACTGTCATTCTCATTGCTTCCACTGCTTGGGTAATACCACCAAATCTCACCAAATTTGCTGTTGTGGACAGCATAGATTTTTGATGATTGGCTGAAGTTCATGTTGTTAAAGACATAGTCCGACACATCACTTGGCAGTGGTTTGACATACCCGTCATAAATCCAGAAACCAGACTTGCTCATCCAAATGGCCGCAGTGTCAATGGCCGCCACAGATTGGGCAGATATCAGGCCGCAGCCACTTCCAGCCTTCTCAAAGCCATAGACGAATGGGGCGCCAATGTACTGAGCCGTGTGGACATCGACATCGGTAAACAGTAGATTCAAGCCCTTGACCCTCTTGCCAGCAATCAATGTGCCAGGCGTGGCCAACTCATAGTCGCCTGCCTGGTTGTCGTTTGTCGGGGTCCATGCAGTATTGTCCTCTTGGTCTGACCACTGCACTTTTCTTGGATTACCGCCAGCTCCAAGGGCAAATAAGATGCGCTCGGCAGTGACAAGCAGTGCCTTGTTGCTCGTTGGGGCATTTGTGATTGCAGCTGCGAGGGTCGGTGTAGAAAAGCCAAGCTGCCACTCATAGAGCTTGCCATCAGCGTTGGAGCAAGCCACCAAATACTCACCCCATGTGTCCATGGACCATGTTGTGGCCGGCGTGATCATGGAGCTGTCTGGCCGCGCCACGCCATAGGCAAAGCTGCCATAGGTCGAATAGCCATATCCAGTCTTGACCACTGCATTGGCCTCACCAGTGGTGAATCCTGTGGGGGTGATGTCTTTGAGTGTCCCAGCCTCATTGAGGGCATAGAGCTTTGAATGCGTACCAGCTGCGATCCACCGGTCAGCAGTGTTGTCGCGCCAAGTCAGCAGCCCACGGCATGATCCTGTCAGCTGGCTGGCAGACTTCTTTCTCCAGCCACCCATGGGCCGCAAAGTATTCTCAAACCAGCGAACAAGGTTTGCGTCAAACCATCTGCCTGCTGCCTGATATTCAGTGCCGTTTCTGTAAATGCCTGGGGGTAATTTGAGTGGTATGTACATGGCTATGTTGTTGGTAAGTTAGACACAAAACTCATTGTGACAATGGCTGATGGCACTGCTGGCCGTGTCGGGCTTGTGCTGGTGTCGAAATGCTCCAAACTTACAGCAGTGCTGGTGGGGCGCCACATAATTTCAACATAATCGTTGGCTGCCATGCTTATAAAAAAATTCATGGCTGCAATCAAATGGCTTGGATCACCTGCCGATTTTCTTTGTGGTAAGTGAAATCTGCTATTTGAGTTGTCAATGTTTGTCCCATTCTTGCGAAACCAGATGTCAACATCCTGACCATCATTGCTGGTGTTCTTAAACTGAATGGAAAACTGCAAGTTCCAGATTCCGGCATCAAGCACAGTAATTCTGCTATTGCTGGCAATTGTCACGCCATTGGAAAAATCTGTCGTGTTGAATGTAACAGCATAGGCCGTGGTGGTGTTGGCTGCCGTTTGGTCTGTTGAATCTTGAAACGCGCCATGCGGGTTATTCATAAACTTGCCACCCCTTGGCCCAAACAAGGCGCCAAGGACTGAGATCAGTTTTCTGAAAAAATTGTTTAAGGCGCTGTTGTTCTCATTTAGATTTCGGCGCTCATACACCTCTGGCGGGTAACCCAGACTCGGTATTGATGGGACTTCTAATTGTTGCTTGACATTGGCCATGGCTAATTATGTCAGGACAGACAGCGCATGGTTAATGTGCTTGATCCTATCTTCAAGTCCAATAAACCCGCCATTGATCTTTTTGGTCATGGTCCGGTAGTCTTGGTTATCCGCATACTGGTTGAGCTTGTGAGTGTCCCAAAACCAGCCAGCGGTCAGCGCAGCATACTGAGGCGTGGCCACCAGCTCTGGCTGCATGATCAGGTCCACGCCAAGGGCTTTGCCTGCATGGTGATAATTTGCCGAGCCGGTCAGCTGGATGCAGCCTCTGCCAATAAACCGCCAGGCATCGCCTGATGCCTCATCTCTGTTGCCCATCCGGTTGCTGTAGACCACAGTGGCAATGAGCTTGGGGTTTCTAGCGCAGGCTTGGGCCTTGGCAGCGTCAAAGCGCTTGGGCCAGAGCTTTTGCAGTGCCTCTGCCCTGTAGTTCAAATTCTCTTGCAGCACCTTGAAATTGCCACACTCATGGCCACACTGGCCAATGAATGCAGCCTGGCGCAATGGCGTTGAAATGTCAAAGCGCTGGAAAGTCTCGTTCAGCGCATCGACCCACTGTGGACCAATATGCAGCCGTGCCAGTTGTTCAGCGTTTACCATTGATTAAATCCCTCGCTTCGTTATATGCGTCAATACAGGCATTGAGCTGCGCTGTGTTCCTATCCCCTTGGGCCACTATTTCTGCAATGGCTTGGAGGGTTGCTCGCTCGGCATCAGAAGCCGTGTCAGGCGCTCTGTCAGGTTGACTTCCTGTTTCTTTGCTATCTGGGGCGGCAGGGGTGGCAGCTGTGGGGGCTGGTACACAACTTGGGGCGCTGATGCGCACCCTGCCAGCGCGAATGGCACGATCAAGAGCAGACTGCTTTTCATTGATGACATTATTTGTCTCCTGTAGCTTGGTTGCATTTGCGTTTAATTGTTCATTGAGCTTTTGCTCGGTGGCCCTAGATTCCTCGTTTTTGCGAGCAATCTCAATCTGCATCTCTTTGTCCCTGTCTTTCCAGCCAAAGTGATACCCGCCTCGGTAAGTACCAAACAAGGTTATGCACAGACCGACCAAAACCCATGGCAGCGGGATGCCAAACATTATTGCGCCTCCTGTCTGGCCGCTGCCAGCTGCACACGCTCATGGTCATCCTCAAGATGGTCCGGTGGCGTTGTGGGTGGTGGGCCAGGGGTCCAAGACTCATCCAGTGGAGGGTTTATCCATTCTGGCAATGCACCAGATGGCGCGACCCATACACTAGATTGGCCATAGGATGGCGCTACAGGCGCTGCAACAGGCGCAGGGGTACTAGGAGCAGGGCTGGGTGGTGCAGGCGTTCCTAGAGCCTTTGCCGTGGCGCTCACAGCCCGTTTGCTCATCACCCCACCGATGCCGCCAACAATAAGTAGCACCACATCGTTGAGCATTTTCAAAAGCGCCTGGTCAATGGGCGCCATGGTCTTGATTGGCTGGGTGACAAAGATGATGCTGTATAAAAACGCAACAACAATGAAACAGAGAATCAGGGTCACTGAAATGACCACAAACCCCCAGACCCTGACCTCGATCTCGTCAGGGGTTAGGTTTAGCTTCAGGTGGTGGTGGTGCAATTTGCTTCTCCAAAATAGGGGCGACCAGGTATTCGGGGCAAGTCTGGGTAAACAGACACTTTGGCTTTTGGCAATCTAGCGCGTGGAAATTATCGGGGTTTTGACACTTGTAGCGATACCGGTCTTCGCAGCCAGCCAGCATTATCAAAGTAATTGCGAGTAGATATTTCATGCGTATACATCCACAGAATTAGGTCTTGCCCATTTTTGCTGCTGAATCTGCTGCTCTTTTTGGTGATTGAGCCTCTGCAATTCTTGCAAGTTCTTTTGGTGAATGACCCTCTGGGCCTCTTGGAGCATTTTGGCATTTGCCTGATATGGCGTGATTTTCATTTTCCAAGCCCCACCTTTCCAAGAAGTAGATTGACGATCCGGTCCGACAAGTCATCCGGCAAAAATTTCAGCAGTCCAAGCAGCCACCAGATGACCAATAGGTAAACAAACACCTTCAAAAACATGTCGAATTGTTTTTGGTATTCGTTCATCGGCCACACCCGCCCTTTGGACACAAGCTCATCAACTCATTTATACCAATAAAGACAAGAAGCAAAACAAAAGCCACGCCGCCAATGATCATGGCTATCTCTTGCATTTCCTCTTCTTTAGCTTTGGCTTTCTTTTCCTCGGCTCTTAACGCTGCCATCTCTTTGGCATCATCCCTGTCCATCTCTGCTTGACGGGCCTTGATCTTGTTCCAGACATCGATCTTGCCGGTCTGCATGAAGAGCATTTTCAGCTCTTCCTCAAAGGCTCTGGCCTGCTCCAGTGCCATCTCAATTTGCAGGGCTGCTCCCATGTTGGAGCCTTTTTTCTCCCTCTTGGCCTGAAGCATGGCCTTGGTCGCCTGGCTCTTGGCATCGAACATTTTCCCAATCATTGGGGCCAGCGAGCCTAATTCATTGGCCACCTTGCTGGCCTTTTTCACCATGCTGATGGCGCTTTGTAGGCCGTTTAGAGCTGTGATTGGATCGATCATTTCCTCTTCTCCCACTTGATGCAGACAACCCTCCGATTGTAGACATCACCAGTCCATGTCCACCTGGTGCATCTATATTCGGCAGCTGCTAGTAAGACCAAAGCATAGATCATGGCCAATACATAACGATGACATAAGTTGACCAAATGATGGTCGCCACCAAGATGGCCGCAGCAATGAATGCCACGGCCCAGTCTCTCATAGCCCGAAAATCTTCTTGACGAATTCGGCAGCCACACCTGGTCCAAGCAAAACGGCCAAGATCACCGCATAAAGCAGATATTCAATCTTGGTCATGCGCCTGTCGCCATCCTTCATCGATGAGGCAATAGCACTGTAGCGCTCGGCACAGATGGCCTCATGCACTGCCAGCCTTTTGTCAACATCTACTTCCATGATTACTCCGCTGGCGCGT